GTTTACATAACAATAATTCCCCCATCCCATTCCAGCTACCGCCGGACGGGGTGGGGGAGTCGTATATTATGTTAACTATTATTCTTCTTTAAACACCTTTTCAAGGTCGAACAGATTTCCGTATTCGCCATATTTGTTGTTTTTAAATTTCTTCATAGGTCGGTCTATCATCGACTGCAAATTTTTGAGACGTTCCCAATATTCAGGCAGATATTGATATATGTTGCGAAGTTCCGATTTATTTTTATTACAACAACACCAGCAAGAAACACGGCTCAAAATGTTGTACAAATCAACATCGTTTTCTAACCACGCCCATCCGCGCGACCTACATAAATTGATACAATCTGATTCTGTCATACCCCCACCAAATTCCGCTAGTGGGTGTAGTTTGTACGGCTTTTTTGATTTTTCTAGTCTTGCTGTTTCGTCGGCGGCAATTCCAATGTACACTTTCGCATCCAACTGTTCCGCATAAGCGTCTAGGGATTTTATCTTACCAGTTGTCCCCCAACGACACATTCCGCCACACCAGCCATATCCATAATGCGCCCCCTTTTCTTTGCTGTAACATGGTCTTTTAAGCATTGTATAAAAAAGTCTTCTTTGGGTATAACTCCGTGTATTTTATTCCGTACATGTTCAATGTCGGAATAAATTTATCACGAATGTTATAAATCGCTTGAAATTCCGCGCCCGTGTCATAAAAACAACTTCATTTAGCGGCATTTTGTTTTCTAATAACATTATCAGCATTGCTAAACTATCCTTACCCCAGCTGACGCTAGCAATATGGTATACTATTAAATCCTCCTTCAAATATGTTTGTTCCGTACTCTTAATATACCGCGAATCCTATTGATTGTCAACAGCATATTGACATTTAATGTCACATCATGTACAATCTGGTAAAGGGGTGTTGAAAATGACAGAACAACAGGCAAATTTGCTGAAACTCTTACACCGTGCGCGTTTCCTGTACGCGCAGCACAACGATCGTCGAATGTACGTATACTTTGTTAAACTTTCCAATTTCTATGAAATCCAGTATAAAGAGGTGAAATCATGAAAACCGTTAAAACCATTTCAGCGTCAATCCCGTCCGACCTGCTGGACAAGCTGGACAAATGCGCAACAGAAAAGCGGATCTCCCGCTCGTCTTTGCTCACGGTGCTGATTGTCCACTATTTTGAGAATGACAAGGAGGAATTGTGCAATGCGCTATTTGGGCGGCAGCAGGGCCGATAAGGGTTTGAAATACCCGCGAGAATTTTATGTCCCTTCCGTCTCCATGATGTCACGCAACCTGACAGATAAGGAAATACGGGCAGAGTATTCCCGTCTACGCTCCATCGCTCGTAAACGTCTTGAGCGTTTCGAGGGTACAGAGTGGGTAGATACGCAAGTATACAAATTCAACCGTGGGAAATACATTCCCGTAAAGGATATCAAGAACAAAACGCAAATGGTGTCTTTACTCGCAGATATTGCACGTTTCATTACGGCAGAATCCGGCAGCGTATCAGGACTAGAGCATATTCGTTCTCGCAACGTTGCAACGCTGCACGAGCATGGCTACACCTTTGTGACGCGCAAGAATTACCGCGATTTTGCGGACTTTATGGAAGAATACCGCATACGCCGTCTAAATCGTATTTATGACAGTGAAAGAGTGGCAGAAACTTTTGAAGCAGCAGAGAAAAAAGGAATACCTCCGCGCGATCTATACAGAGACTTCGAGTTTTGGCTAGAAAATCGGGATACCCTGCGAGAAATGAAAAAGATAAGTAGCAAGAAACCGCATAGCGCAGAGGACTACAAAAAGGCAATTATGGGGGAGTGATTCCGTGTCGGAGATTATAACGCCCGAACAATTTCCGTTTGAATGGTTCGGCAAAATAAAGCCGTTGGCACGGAGAAAAGGAAACCCCGGAACGAAAGAACGCGCAAAATATCTCAATATTATCTCCGCTTTTGATATTGAAACAACAGCCATTAAAGAAATAGAACAAAGTATAATGTACATTTGGCAATGGCAGTTTGGAACGACATACACAGTTATCGGGAGAACATGGGAACAGTTTACCACCTTTTCAAAAAGACTTTGCGCAAGTATTCCAGAAAAAACAAGCCTGGTAATATACGTTCACAATTTGTCTTATGAATTTCAATTTCTGCGCGGTATTTATGCTTTTGAACCGGACGATGTTTTTGCAATCAAGTCCCGCAAAGTCTTAAAATGCACCATGCACGAAAAGAAGTTAGAATTTAGGTGTAGCTATCTTCATTCTAACATGAGCCTTGCAGAGTACACAAAGAAGATGGGCGCGGAGCATACAAAATTATCAGGCGAAGAATTTGATTATTCAATACAGCGTTTCCCTTGGACTTCATTGACGGAACAGGAATTGCAATATACTGTTAACGATGTTTTAGGGCTTGTGGAAGCCCTTGAAATTGAAATGCAGCACGACGAGGATACATTATATACAATCCCACTAACGTCAACTGGTTATGTTCGCCGAGACGCAAAAAAGGCTATGCGTCAAGTTTCTTTTGGGTTTGTCAAAAATCAAATGCCTGATTATGAAATTTATAAAATGTGCCGTGAAGCGTTTCGGGGTGGGAATACCCACGCCAACCGCTATTATGCCGGAATGATTTTACACGATGTATCTAGCTCAGACCGATCTAGCAGCTACCCCGACGTACAATGCAATTGTAAATTTCCAATCAGCGAGTTTTTTTATGCCGGGCCAATGGAATACGACGAACTAATAAAGCTAATCACAGTACGCAAGAAAGCCGTTTTAATGCGCGTTTCTTTTGCAAATATCAGGCTTAAAGTTGAAACATGGGGTTGCCCTTATCTTTCCCGCGACAAGTGCCGCCACATTATAGACGGATGGTTTGATAACGGGCGAATATTACGCGCGGAATACCTAGAAACAACACTAACCGATATTGACTTACAAATTATTCTTGAAGAATATGTATTTGACGATATGACAGCCTTTGACGTTGCCCATGCTAGATATGGCAATCTTCCACGGCCATTAGTTGAAACCACAATTCAATACTATGTAGCAAAAACTTCCTTAAAGGACGTGGACGGGCAAGAACTTTATTATATGAAGTCAAAAAACAAGTTGAATAGTATTTACGGAATGATGGCACAAGACCCGGTAAAACAGTCAATCGATTTTGTAAATGAAATGTTCCTAGAGCATGAAGACCCGCCCGAGGGGCTATTAGAAGAACACAACAGAAAAGCGTTTTTGTGCTATCAGTGGGGTGTTTGGGTCACTGCATGGGCGCGTTTTCGTCTCGAGGAGGGCATACGTCTAGCGGGTGAAAATTTTGTATACTGCGATACGGACAGCGTAAAGTATCTAGGGGAAATCGACTGGGCGGCATACAATGCGCAGCGCCGAAAAGACAGCATGAAAAGTGGTGCCCACGCAACAGACCCGAGCGGGGTAGAGCATTACATGGGAGTATATGAGGACGAGGGCAGCTATTACGAGTTTTCAACTCTGGGCGCAAAAAAGTATTGTTACCGTAAAAAGCATGACAAGCCTTTACAGGTAACCATAGCAGGAGTAACAAAGTCAAAAGGTGGTAAAGAACTGGAAGAAGCCGGGGGGATAACAGCATTTAAACCCGGATTTATTTTCCGCAAAGCAGGAGGAACAGAAAGCGTATACAACGACCGTCCAGAACTAGAAATATATCAAGTAGCGGGACATTCTCTCCCGATCACTTCCAACGTCATGATTAAAGAAAGCACGTACACTTTGGGAATAACAGCCGAATATGAACGTTTGTTAAAAACTTCTGATCTTAGGTATTGACAATTATTGTATTATGCTGTAATATAATGGCAGAAACCCGAACAAAACATAGAAAGAGGTCAAAACAATGAAAATTATGAATACCAGCGGCGAACTGTCCGTAAAGGACAAGTACAATCTCACCATGTCCCCGAAAATTCAGCGCATCAAGGATTGCGAGGGCCAGCGAATCGAGGTTGCCAAGTGGTGCCAGTACATCGACACCGACACCAAGAGCGGCGAGGAAAAGCAGATTCTTTCCATCATGACCCCGGAGGGAGAGGTCTTTGCCACCAACAGCGCGACATTCCAGCGCGATTTTGAAGCAATCAACGAACTGCTTGGCGATGCCGGAGAAGACGGGACGGTCTTTGCTTTGGAAGTGGTAACCGGGACAAGCAAGGCGGGGCGGCAGTTTTTCACCTGCGCCTATGTCGACTAACAGGCGTATCGGCGGGAGACGGGAAACCGTCTCCCGTTTCTTATGCGGAGGTGTTAAATGAATATATATCAAGAATCCGGCTATTTGGACGTTAGAAAAATTATGTCTTTGGGACTTCCTTTTAATTTTATTGTAGGTGGACGGGCCACCGGGAAAACATACACAAGCCTTGAAACGGTAAAGGCTGACGGTGTAAAATTTATATATATGCGTCGAACGCAATCACAGGCCGACATGATTAACAAGCCAGAATTTTCCCCGTTTAAATCTCTCAATGAAGACCGTGGGTGGAACGTTGGCAGCGCGTCACTGTCAAAATATAACGCCGGATTTTATGAAACAGAGGAAACGGAAGACGGGGGGAGGGCTTGCATTGGTTCGCCTATTGGATACACTTGCGCATTATCTACTATTTCTAATATGCGCGGTTTTGATGCTTCTGACGTACGTGTGTTGATTTATGACGAGTTTATACCTGAAAAGCACGAACGCCCAATAAAGAACGAGGGTGCAGCATTTTTAAACGCTTATGAAACGATAAACAGAAACCGCGAGTTGCAAGGGAAACCACCTTTGCAAGTCCTCTGTTTGGCAAATGCTAACGATTTGGCGAACCCCATTTTTATGGAATTAAAACTAGTGCGCAAGGCTGAACAAATGCGGCGAAAAGGGCAGGAAGTTTCCATAGATAAGGAGCGCGGTGTTGGCCTTTTTATTCTTGACAAGTCTCCCATCAGCAGCAGAAAACAGCAAACGGCGCTTTACAAGCTGTCAGAGGGCAGCGAGTTTAACCGAATGTCTTTACAAAACGACTTTGCAAACGAGGAACTTAGCACAATTAAATCACGCCCATTAACCGAGTACAAGCCAATTGTCACAGTAGGGGAAATAACAATTTATAGGCACAAGGCAACGCGCGAATATTATGTTTCCACGCATAAAACAGGAAGTCCGCCCGAATATGGAACAGGCGAAACGGAACGCGCCCGTTTTTCACGAACTTTTAATTGGATTTGGGCGGAATATATGCGCAGTAATATAGTGTTTGAAGAATATTTATGCGAAATACTGTTGAACAAATACTTTTCTTGACATTTTCTCTAATTTATGGTTGAATATCAATAAGCGGGGACAGGGCAAGCACACGCCCGGAAGGCGGCCCACGCGCTTGTGCGGCGCAAGATGTCTCCGCTTAACCAAAAAGACCGGGCAATATTTTAATAGGAGGGTTGAAATGGACGCGAACACCGTTACTCAGATTGTTGGCTCTTTAGGGTTTCCCATTGCTGCTTGTATTGGGCTTTTTTGGTATCTTGTAAAAGTCCAAACGCAGAACACGGAGGCGCTCAATAACAACACGCTGGCGATCACAAAGTTGGTAGAGAAGCTGGACGGGGGGGGGGAATGAACGGGCAGACGTGCATGAGCTTTTCCCTAGCTAAAAACGGCAGTTATCGCATGACACGAAATTTTACTGTCAAAGAGTTTGCTTGTCATGATGGAACGGACACCGTTTTTATTTCAAACCAATTGGTTGTGATTCTGCAAAAAATCCGCGATCACTTCAAGAAGCCCGTTTCTATTTTGAGCGGATATAGAACGGAAGTTTGGAACGCGAAAAACAGCGGCGCTCAGTTTTCGCAACACAAGCATGGCGCGGCAGCAGACATTACAATCACAGGAGTTGCACCGCAGGAAATTGCCGCATATGCAGCGCAAATTATGCCAAACACAGGCGGCATTGGCATTTATAAAACGTTCTGCCATGTTGACGTTCGAATGAACAAAAGCCGTTGGAACGGCTAATAATAGGAGGTTTACATAATAATGGAACTCAACGACATTTTGACACTCGGAAAGATGGGATTCACGGCGCAGCAGGTTGCTTCTTTTGCACAGATGCAGAAAGCGCAGCCCCAGCAGATGGCGCAGATGCAGCCCCAGCAGATGGCGCAGATGCAGCCACAGCAGATGGCGCAGATGCAGCCACAGCAGATGGCGCAGATGCAGCCCCAGCAGATGGCGCAGATGCAGCCCCAGCAGATGGCGCAGATGCAGCAGATTGACCCGCTTGTCCAGCAGATTAACGCTCTAACCACGGCGGTACAGGCAAGCAGCATTCTCGCAAGCCAGCAGCCCAAACAGGAAACGGCGGACGATGTTCTCGCGTCGATCATTAACCCGCCCATTCTGACAGGGCAGGACAAGAAATAAGGAGGTATAAAGACAGTGGCGATCAATGAACTTTCATTTAACCAACTTTCTACGGTGCTGAACAGCGTTGTTCAGCAGGCAACAGGAAAAGTAGCGATCACTCCCACAGATACGTCAAGTTTTGTTTCCGTGGCCCAGACGGCTTTGAAAACGGGTTATGACCCGGTTCTCAATGCTATTTCTCAGGTTCTCAGCAAAACCATTTTCAGCATTCGGCCCTATGCCCGGAAGTTTGGCGGGTTGCAGGTCACGAATCAGCAGTACGGCAACATCACACGGAAACTGAACATTTCCGACAAAGACTTCACCGAAGACACTCGTTTTTCTCTTGTTGACGGGGAAAGCGTGGACATGTACACGGTGAACAAACCGAACATTTTGCAGACCAATTTCTACGGCGCAAACGTCTTTGAAAAGCAGTTGACTATTTTCCGCGATCAGCTTGATTGCGCGTTTTCAACGCCCGACGAGTTTGGTCGGTTTATTTCAATGGTCATGCAGAACAGCACGGACATGATCGAACAGGCCCACGAAAATCTCGCAAGGGCCACGATTGGAAACTTCATCGGCGGGAAGATTTTGGGCGATACGCCCAGTGTCATTCACCTACTCTCCGAGTACAACACTATGCTGGGCCTCACGTCGGAAACCACCCCGCCAGCATTCACCACAGCAACCATCTATCTCCCCGCAAACTTCAAACCCTTTATGCAATGGGTTTACTCCCGTATTGCAGCGACTTCTTCCATGATGACCGAAAGAACGCAGAAATTTCACATCAACGTTACTGATCATCCTCTTTCCAAACACACGCCTGTAAACAAGCAGAAAGTGTATCTGTACGGCCCCGCACGTTTCCAGACGGAAGCAATGGTCTTGGCCGATACCTATCACGATAATTTCCTTCGCATGGCAGAGAATGAAACGGTGAATTTCTGGCAGAGCGCCGCAACGCCCGACACGCTGAATGTGAAGCCCGTTTATCTGCTCCCCACGGGTGCATTGCAGACGGCGGCAGAAGCAGTTAATCAGGCCAACGTGTTTGGTGTCATGTTCGATGAAGAAGCGGCGGGATATACCGTTGTCAATCAGTGGAGCGCTCCCACGCCTTTTAATGCAAAAGGTGGATACAGCAACATTTTCTATCACTTCACAGACCGTTACTGGAACGACTTCACAGAAAACGGTGTGGTGTTGCTGCTCGATTAATGTTTCATGTGAAACACATAGGCGGGGAGTATTCCCCGCCTATTTCACAAAGGACGGTGCAAAATGCCTTTCAATGTTTCGTTTTACAAATTTAGCAAGCGGGAAAACTCCACAGCGCGGCCCAGCGTGGAGACAGCAGCACATGTTTACCCTGTACGGCTAAAAGATAAATGTGGAATCATAAATCCAGTTCTTGTAATTCGGTTACCAGAAAATGAAAATCCGTCTCAACTGAATTATGCCTATATCCCAGATTTTTACCGTTTTTATTTTATAAATGAGTGGCAATTTTCGGGCGGGTTGTGGGTTGCCGCGCTGGAAGTTGATGTGCTCGCAACGTACAAATTCAATATCGGCCCTAGTACACAGTACGTTTTACGAGCTAGCGCCGAGAGCGACGGGAATATAATGGACAGCCTATACCCCGGAAATGGCGTTGTTTCCACAGCAAAAACTACCACCGATATTTGGCCTAGTGCAAATTTTTCGACCGGGTGTTATGTCATTGGCATCATCAACACGGATACAAACACGGTCGGGGCAGTTTCCTATTACGTGTTTTCGCAATCGCAATTTAGTGCGCTTTGTGCATATCTGATGGGCAGCGTGGACTGGTTGGGAGATATTACGGAAATTGGTGCGGATTTGCTTAAGGCATTATATAATCCTTTTCAATACATCGTTTCTTGTATTTGGTTCCCTGAAATGATAGCGGGCGGCACAGGCATTTCCTCTGTTCCTTTTGGGTGGTGGTCTATTCCTGTTTCTGCAAAGACGCTCAGAACTGATGGTCACATGCCTAGCGCGGCGATTCTGGAAGTCCCGAAACATCCGCAAGCGGCTACGCGCGGGAATTTTCTTAATTTTGCACCCTATGCCGATTATGTCCTTGATTCGCGCGTATGGGGAACAATCCCGCTTGACACGGCAGCGCTTAAATCCGTTTCCAGTCTTAGCATGACTTACAATGTAGACTATGTTACCGGGATGTCTGAAATGATTGTGGAGCCGACGCTAGGCGGATACATTTTCGCCCGATGTCATGCAATGTTTGGTACTCCCATTCAATTGGCGCAGATAGCTAAAGACTATATCGGGCAAGCGGTTTCAACCGTAGGAACAGCGGCAACAGTTGCCGCAGGTCTTGCAACTGAAAATTTTGTTGGCGCGATCACTGGCGGAATTAGCGGAATTGGGAACATGATGAAAAGCGCAATGCCGGGACTTGCGACAGGCGGCTCTAACGGAAGTTTGTTGCCATTCACAAAAACACCATCTATCAACGCACGTTTTATAAATGTTGTGGACGAGGACAACGCCGACAGAGGTAGACCGCTTTGTAAAGCGAAAAGAATTGACACAATAAGCGGGTATATTATGGTTGCTGACGCTGATATTTCACTCGATGCAACGGCCCCGGAAAATCAAAAAGTAAAACGCTATATGGAAAGTGGTTTTTTCTATGAGTGATTGGATAAGCAAAAACAATTGGCTTACACAGTCGGAACAGGAAAACAATGCGCTTTTAGTTTGGGACTTTTTCAGCGGTTATGGCTGGACGCTGGAGGCAGTCGCTGCAATGTTAGGAAACTTGCAAAGCGAATCAAATATAAATCCCGGCATTTGGGAAAATCTTGAACCGTTTACAGGTGGTTATGGGCTAGTACAGTGGACACCTTACACAAAATACAGCGAATGGGCGGGAGAAGATTGGCAAGATAACGGCCCGAGAGAATGTGCAAGAGTAATCTATGAATTGGAAAACAATTTGCAATGGATAAGCACAAGCGAATACCCTATGTCATTTTCAGAGTTTGTAGAAAGCACTGTTGACCCCGCCGAACTTGCGCAAGCATGGCTGTACAACTATGAACGCCCATCAAGCCTAGACCAGCCATGGAGAAGCACACAGGCCCTTGCATGGTATGAATTTCTAGGCGGCATCCCACCTGTAAAACAAATTCCAATTTGGCTACTATTTCAATTTAAAAGGAGGTTGACATAATGGGAATGAATGCGGCAGGATTTGGGGCGCCTATTTTTTACGATCATATTAATGCAGCAAACAGCATTGTGCAACCGTCGACGGTTCATGTGAAAGATAGTGGTCTTTCACGATTTTTTCAGCGCTATTTACTACAAAAGGCGCTATCTGTTTTCAAGTGGGAAATTCCTGATAATTGGAGCCGCGACTATTTCCTTTATTCCCTGTATTGTTGGGGTTTTGTCGCGGTGCTTAACACCAACGCATTTGGGGTCATTCCACAGGCTTGCGGATTGCAGGGGTATGACGTGTTTTATAGACCAACCCACGCGATCATTACAAATCCTCTTTTGCACGGGTTGACAACTTTACGAATTGGAACACAATGCACACTGTTTAAATTACAGCCCGATTATGGTGGTATTTATGATCTTGTTTCCTATTACGCCGACATGATGGCGCTATCGTCGGAAACTGCCGGAATCAACCTGTTGAATTCTCGGCTATCCTATGTTTTTACAGCGGGTGATAAAGCGGCGGCGGAAAGCCTTAAAAAGCTGTATGATCAAATTGCAAGCGGACAGCCTGCGACGTTTATTGACAAGTCCTTGAGTGCTGACGGTAAAGCCCCTTGGCAGCAGTTCGAGCAGAATGTCGGACAAAATTATATTGTGGGGGACATTCTAACCGATCTTCGAAAATGGGAACAGATGTTTGATAATGACATCGGGATTCCAAACGCTAACACAGACAAAAAAGAACGCCTTTTGACAGACGAGGTGAACAGCAACAACACAGAAACTGCAAGCAAATGCGCCTTGTGGCTTGAAGAATTACAAAAGACCTGCACAGAGACGGAAAATATGTTTGGCATTAAAATGTCTGTTGATTGGCGCGTGAAGCCGCTTGTCGTGGATAGCGGGAAAGGGGGTGCAGCGGAATGAGTGCGACGCTTTCCATTTTGGGCCTGTATAGCTATGACCAAACGATCTTTGACGGAATGAGCGTTCCAACGGGAATTGACAAGCAAAATTTAATTTCTAATATCTGCTTGGAACTTGCGGAATTTGAAATTCTATACCCCAACGCCGCCACCATGAAACAGGCTATTGAGTTTTGGAGCGCAAAGCAACTGCCAGTTTGGAATAAGCTGTTTGATTCTACCCGGTTCGACTATGACCCCATTTCAAACTATGACCGTAAAGAGGAATGGGCGGAGAATGAAACGGAAAGCAAGCACGGAAGTCACGAGGAGAGCCGGGACAGCACCGGGAGCGGCACAGGGAAAAGCACGGCTACCGGAAACAACAAGAACAGCGGAACGGACACAGCCCAAACCGATGTTTCCGCCTTTAATGAAACCTCACTTTCCCCGAAAGATAAACAGACAACAACACTCGGCACCCAGACGGACACCAGCACAACAACCAATGCAGAAAACAGCGCCAAGCAGACGGAAAGCGCGGACGGCAGCACAAGCGAAAATGGCAGCAGGGACAACATGAGAACAGGCCACGCCTACGGAAATATCGGCGTGACAACTACACAACAGATGATAGAGCAGGAGCGGCAGACGGTGAAATTTAACACCATTGATTATATCATTGCAGACTTCAAGCGCAGGTTTTGTCTGCTGATTTATTAAGGAGGTTTTATATTATGGGTGTTTTTGAATATTTTCCCTATGCCAATTTTCACGACTTAAATCTGGATTGGATTGTGCATGAACTGAAAAAACTGACAGGCGATGTTCGGGACTTCATCAGCATTAACGCAATTAAATATGCCGATCCTATTCAATGGGATATCACAAGCCAGTATGAAAAGAACACTGTTGTTCTTGATAAGGATGGGAATGCCTATCTTTCTGTTCAACCTGTACCCGCTGGCGTGTCCCTGGATAGGACGGAGTATTGGACAAACATTGGAAATTTTTCCGCATTGTGGGAAAGTGTAAAACAGGCAATCACTATTCCCGACGAAGGACATGAAACAGCGGCAAGCGCTCCTAGAGCCGTTCATGACCTTGTATGGGTAAATGGCCAGCTTCTCGAAGTGTTGCTACCCATGATTGCCGGAGATCAATATGTTGTCGGCAGCAATTGCAGAGTCTACTCGATGCAAATTATGTTGACCGAACTTCTTTCCAGTCTTGAACAGTTGGATACAGCTATTCAGAATGAGCAGACCGCAAGAGAAGAAGCGATTCAGAATGAGCAGACCGCGAGAGAAGCAGAAGACGCGGCCCTGGAAAAGAAAGTTGCTGGAACAATTAATGTTGCAACATACAATCCGTCCGCTGATGGCACATTACACCTGTTAAGTGAGCGTTTTTCAAGTCTTGAAGATGCACAGGCCGTTTTCCCCGCTGCGGAAGCGTTGACAGATTCTATCGACTGGGCAGCAATTCAAAGCGCTTTTAATTACGCAAAAACAACCGGTTATGCGGTTGAAATTCCCGCGGGCGTTTACATTGTAAATAAAACTCTTGACGCAGATTTTTCAAACGGGCCGTTTGAAATTCGTGGTAACGGGTCTGCCTATAAAACTATGATTAAAACATTGGGCACCCTCGATATTGTTCTTCTGGCACACGGTATCAAAACAACGCCTTTTTCAGAAGCGGGAAATGCAGGAAGAGTAACAATTAGTAATCTTTCAATTTCCGGATACAACAAAAACGGTACAGGTTTAAGATTTGAATTTTTGTCATTTTTTGAGTTGCGAAACATTTATTGCTACGACTTTGAATACGGCATTATTTTGAATAACACAGATCATGGAGTATTATACAGAGTTAGCACAAGGTGGAACATAAAAGGCTTATATGCTGGTAGTCAAAATTTTATAGAATATACAGGTATTAACAATATTTCCTGTTTTGCTTGCGTGTTTGGAAATAATGACAATTATGGTGCAGAATTTTTCAATTGCGCAAATATTACGATTATTGGAACGTCGATCGAATACAACGGACAGAGTGCCACTAATAGAGACAATGGCGGTTTAATTGCTTATAAATATGGCGGACAGGGTTCCACAGGTATAAATGTGATTTCATGCTATCTCGAGGGAAACAGAGGCTTTGGTGACATCATACTTGACAACCAGTTTGCAACGGACGCCAATTTCTCAAATGCTTGCAACATTATCGGGTGTACTTTTAACAAGGTACAAAATTCTGAAACGGCAGCAACCATTTTTTTACTTGGTAACGGGAATAGTAATGTTACAAAACTATCTGTTATCGGATGCGGTGAAAAGAAGGAAACGGGATACACAACTCCTAGTGGAACTAAATTTGTGAGAGTTGCAAACCAGTCTGTTTTCGATAACATTTATTTGGAAAACAACATGATTGACATTGTGGAAGAAATTCCGGATTTCGATATTCAAAATTCTAAAACGGCTTGGTGTGGAGCAACTTCCAACGGAACAACATCTACAACCGACATTCCTCTAACAAGCTATGAGCCTGGGCAGGGACTTACAATTGGAAATAACGACATTACAATTACAAAAGCGGGATTTTACAACGTTGACGCTACTGTTACAACCGATAACGATACAACATTCACAATTGTAAAAAACGGAGCAGCTTTTATCACGATTAACACAGCAACA